GATTCAGATACAATAGCTCTTTTACATTTTGATGGAGCTGATGGATCAACTGATATGATCAATGCTCTAAATGCAGAAGCTTTAGTTCTTACATCTAATGATGGAACGTTAGCTGCAACTGGAACTACTGAAGTATCTTTAACTGGAGAATTATTATCTATAGCTCAAGGTAGTGTTGTTGCATCAGCAAATGTAGATGTTTCTGTCACTGGTCAAGAATTGACTATGCAGGAAAATGCTCCAACTGTTACGGCAGATGCAGATGTCTCTGTAACTGGAATAGGTTTCACAGCAAATCTTGGAAACGCAACTGCTAAATTAGATAAAATTGTAGATGTTACTGGTCAGGAAATGACCATGCAGGAAGGTCAAGCAGATGCTACAGATTCTATAGCTAGACTAACTGGAATTGAAATGACCATAGCTTTGGGAGACGAAAAAACCATAGTTTGGACTCAAGTAGACACAGGATCTACATCAACATGGACTGAAGTAAATTCAGGAAGTACTAAAACTTGGACAGAAGTTGACACTGCGGCTTAGGTAATTGGACTTTACAAGAGGGAAAAGATGATATATTTATTATCAATAATATATCTGGAGACAAATTCAAAATTAATTTATCTAAGATAGAAGGAGATTCATAATGGGCGTAATATCGTGTGGAACAACAATGTTGGACCAAGGGGTTTTTAAAAACATAGGAGCCGTAACTTGGGATACAACAGCTAAAACTTCAGGATTCACTGCTGTAAGTGGTAATGGTTATTTTGTAAATACTACAAGTGCATCAATTACAGTAACACTTCCAGCATCACCATCAGCTGGTGATATCGTAGGTATAAAAGATTACGCAAACACTGCGGACACAAACCAAATTGTAATCGGAAGAAACGGATCTAATATTCAAGGTACAGCTGATAATTATAATATATTGGTAAAGGGAGGATCTGCATTATTGGTTTATGTAGATGGAACACAAGGATGGAAAGTAACATCTGCATCTCAAGCAAGTGATATTATCGTTCCCGAATTCATAGTTGCTACTGGTGGAACTATTTTAACTAATGGGGATTTTAAAACACATATTTTTACAGGTCCAGGAACTTTTACAGTTTGTTCTGCAGGTAATCCAGGAGGTTCAGATTCAGTAGATTATCTTGTAATTGCAGGAGGAGCTGGTGCTAGTGGAGATAGAGGTGGTGGTGCAGGTGCTGGTGGTTTTAGAGTTTCTAATTCAGTAGGATGCGCTCCTGCTCCTACAATGTCACCTTTATCAAATCCCACAGGGATTCCAGTTTCAGTGACAGGTTATCCAATCACGATTGGTAGTGGTGGAGCTGGAACACCTTCAGATGGAACAAGTGGAAGTAGTTCAGTTTTTTCAACAATAACATCTGCAGGTGGTGGTCATTCATTAGCTAATGGCTTTACTGCAGGTGGATCAGGATCTGGTGGTTATGCTAGTGCACCTGGAGCTGGTGGCTGTGCTGGAGCTGGTAATACCCCACCAGTTAGTCCACCTCAAGGTAATCCTGGTGGAAATGGAGCTGGACCACCTGGATATGGAGCTGGTGGCGGTGGTGGAGCTGGAGCTGCAGGTAGTAATGGTACAGGTTCACCTATTGCAGGTGGTGCTGGTGGTGCAGGGTCATTTGTTGCAGTAGCATTTATGAATCCAGGATGTGCTCCAACTTATGGAGAACCAGGACCAGTAGCTTCAACAAGATATTTTGCTGGTGGTGGAGGTGGTTCTTATTTTGGAACGGCAGGAGCTGGAACAGCAGGAGTTGGTGGAGTTGGTGGTGGTGGAGATGGCGCTGATCGTTCTCCTAAAACAGGAGAAGATGGAACTGCAAACACTGGTGGCGGTGGTGGAGGTGGAAATCAATTTGGAGGAAATGGACTAGGTGGTGATGGAGGTTCAGGAATTGTTATGATAAGGTATAAATTTCAGTAGTTTAATAAAAATAAAAATTAATGTATAATAGGACACAATTATGGCACATTTCGCAAAACTAGGAGCTAACAGTAAAGTTATTCAAGTATTAACTTTGAATAATGATGATATGTTAAACGCTGACGGAGTTGAAGACGAAGCAGTAGGTCAACAATATTTAGAAACACATAATAATTGGCCTGCACAAATGTGGATTCAAACTTCATACAATACATCAGGTAATCAACATAAAGATGGCGGAACACCTTTTAGAGGAAACTACGCAGGTATAGGTTATACTTGGGATGAAGATGATCAAATTTTCTGGCCTAAAAAACCTTACGCATCTTGGGTAAAACATAATGATTCAGCTTCTTGGAAATCACCAATAGGTGATGCTCCAGCATTGACAGAAGAACAGACTTCACAAAACGAAGCAGATACTCATATGTGGTCTTACGTTTGGAATGAAGCTAATACAACTTGGGACTTGACAGACTTAAAAGCATAAATTAAAAATGGTGGTGGTATGCAAAAGAAAGTACTGAGTGAACAATCTTTGTATTATGGTGATATCGATATGCCGAAAGGTTTTGAGATAGACCAAGAAAAACTTACTAACGATATTTTACAATCATCTTTTACTAACAAAGAATTTCCATTTTCAAGAACTTGGGATATGTTAAATACTTATATAAGAGACTTTATCGGTCTTGATTATGGTATCAATTTAGTTAATAAAAATTCTTGGGGTGATATTTATAAACCAAATCAAACATCAAAACCACTATTAAATGTAGATCCAGTTGATCTTAAAAACTCACCAGACTTTACAATGCTTTATGGAGTTAAAGTTGATAAGTGTTGGGTAAAAATATATTTTGATGATAATAGACGAAAAGGAAGAAGTTGGAATATAGAACTTAAAAATAATATGTTTATTATGTTTCCATCAACTAATACATATATTATATCAAATGACCAGAAAGAAAGTTTGAATTTTATACAGACAATAACTTATGAATATATCTAATTATTATTGGTATTTTACATCTGCAATACCACCTAAAATTTGTGATGATATTATTAGATATGGTTTATCTAAATCTGAATCCATGGCTAGAACCGGCGGTTATGGTGATAAAGAACTTACTAAAAATGAAATTAAAGATATGAAACGTAAGAGAAATTCTGATTTAGTTTGGTTAAATGATACTTGGATCTATAAAGAATTACACCCATATATACATGAAGCTAATAGAGCAGCTGGTTGGAATTTTGAATGGGATAGATCAGAGTCTATGCAATTTACAAAATATAAACTAAATCAATATTATGATTGGCATTGTGATGGTTGGGATAAACCTTATGAAAAAGAAGGACCTGACAAAGGTAAAATTCGAAAACTATCAATGACTTGTCAGTTAACGGATGGATCTGAATATGAAGGCGGAGAACTAGAATTTGATTTTAGAAACTATGATCCACACATGAGAGAAGAAACTAAACATTTAAAAAAAGCAAAAGAAATTTTACCTAAAGGATCTATTATTGTATTTCCATCATTTGTATGGCATAGAGTTAAACCAGTAACGAAAGGAGTAAGATATTCATTGGTAATGTGGAATCTTGGATATCCATTTAAATAACATGTTTATAAATAATTATTTCAATACAACTATTTGGACTGAACAAAAACCAGAGTTTTTAAAATCTTTAAATAAAGCTACTAATAAATATATTAAAGACGCTAGAAGTTTTCCTGAAGCTAAGGCACATATAAAAAAATTTGGAGACTTTGGAAGATCTTATCATTCAACACCTTTAACAATGGATAATGATTTTTTAGATTTTAGAAATTACATTGGACAAAAATCTTGGGAGTATTTAGACCATCAAGGTTTTGATATGCAGCAATACACAACTATTTTTAGTGAGTTATGGGTACAAGAGTTTGCTAAAAAAGGTGGTGGTCACCACAGTGCACACATACATTGGAATCAACATGTATCAGGTTTTTATTTTTTAAAATGTTCAGATAAAACATCTTATCCAATATTTCACGAACCACGTACTGGAGCAAGGGCTACAAAATTAAAAATGAAACCCAATTTCAATAATATAGCTGGTGGCTCAGAATTAGTTCACTTTAAACCAAAACCAGGGACACTTATAATATTTCCAGGGTTTCTAGAACATGAATATGCGGTTGATTATGGAATAGAACCATTTAGATTTATACATTGGAATATACAAGCAGTGCCAAAAGAAATGGCTAAAGATGTTTAAAAATAAAAAGTATACAGTTATCCGTCAAGCAATATCAAAAGACTTAGCAGTTTTTATTGCAAATTATTTTAGCATGCAAAAACAAGTTTATGATACTTGCAGAGAAGCCAGATACATTTCACCATTTGAAAATATTATAGGTCACTACGAGGGTAGCGATGAACAGATACCAAATACATATAGTCAGTATTCTAATATTGCCATGGAAACTTTAATGTTAAAATGCCAACCTAAAATGGAAGAAGTAACAGGTCTTAAATTATATCCTGCATATACATATGCAAGAATTTATAAAAAAGGAGATGTTCTTAAAAGACATAAAGATAGATTTAGTTGTGAGATATCAACTACTATGAATCTAGGTGGTGATCCTTGGCCAATATATTTAGAGCCATCTGGAGAGACAGATAAAAAAGGTATTAAAGTAGATTTAAAACCAGGAGACATGTTAGTTTATTCTGGTTGTGAATTAGAACATTGGAGAAATAAATTTAAAGGTAAAGAATGTATTCAAGTTTTTTTACATTATAATAATCGTAAAACATTAGGTGCTAGAGACAACATATTTGATAAACGCCCTCATTTAGGACTACCATCTTGGTTTAAAAGGTAGTATATTATGATGGAGGCAGTGGACTCCACCACATACCACCCACTGTCTCCTTTATAATACAGTCATTGACACTGTTTAATAAATTGAATAATATAGCTAAATTTAAGGAATCTAAAATATGGCAAATACTACATCAGCAAATTTAAAATTAACAGTACAACAAACTGGAGAAAATGCAGGAACTTGGGGACAAGTTACCAATACTAACCTACTTATTCTTGAGCAAGCAATAGGTGGTTATGCTGAAATTAATTCTGCATCAGGTGCTACTTTAACTTTTTCAAACGGAGCATTATCTGATGGTAAAAATCAAGTATTAAAATTAACAGGTGCAATTTCTGGTAATGTTAATGTAGTTATTCCTGATTCAATTGAAAAAACTTACATTGTAGAAAATGCAACAGTTGGAGCGCATACTGTAACTTTTAAAACAAGTTCAGGAACGGGTATAACATGGTCTGCAACAGATAAGGGAAAGAAAATTTTATATTCTGATGGAACTAATATTGAAGAAGGAATTACGTCAATAGCTAGTGAAATTACATCAGGTATTACTACAAACACTATTTATACAAGTAATCTTACGGTAACTAATGACACAAACGTTAGCGGCATTACTATAAGTGATAATGTTACCGCAGCAAATAATATTACAACAACCTCTGGAGACATAGTTGCATCTTCCGGAGCTATAACAGCATCTGGTAACATAACTTCATCCACTGGAGATATAATTTCATCAGCTGGAGACGTAATTTCAACTGCCGGAGCTGTAACAGCATCTGGTAATATAACTTCGTCAACTGGAGATATAATTTCAACTGCTGGAGCTATAACTGCTTCTGGAAATATAACTTCGTCAACTGGAGATTTAATTTCAACTGCTGGAGATGTCACTTCAACTGCTGGAGACATGACAGATCAAAAAGGTGAAGTAAGAACAGTACCTGCAAATACTCAAGCGTCCCCTTATACTTTAGTAGCTAGTGACCATGGAAAAGTTATTATTGCTTCAGATACAATAACAGTTCCCTCTGGAGTTTTTTCAGCGGGTCAAACTATTTCAATTTATAACAACACTGCTAGTGATATTTCAATAAATCGTTCTAGTGTCACTATGTATTGGGTAACCGATGGAACAGATGCAGATAGAACTCTAGCAACTAGAGGGGTTGCAACTATTCTTTGTGTAGGAACTAATACATTTGTAATTACTGGCGGACTTTTAACATAGGTAAAAACTATGACCCATTATAGTTTATTAATAGGTTCCAGTGGAGGAGGTTTTGCAGCAACATCGTTTGTTGAACTAACTTCTGGTACTGATACATTTAGTGTTCCAACTGGATATAATGCAATTCATATTCAATATGCTGTAGGTGCCGGTGGAGGTGCAATGCAAGGTGCTGACTATGATAAAGCAGGAGGAGAATCTGCCGGAGCGGGTGGAGGATCGGGTGCGTTTATATCTGATAAAATATTTTCTGTTACAGCGGGAGAAACAATAACTTACTCAGTTGGCGCAGGAGGTGCAAGAGGCACAGGTGTTTATAGTGGAAGTGCAGGTGATGGAACGGATACGACTTTATCTGGATCAACAACAGGGGCAATATTTACATTAAGTGGTGGTGGAGGATCTTCGTGTGCAGGTGGTGGAGTGCAAGGACCTTTAAGAACAAACACAGCAGGTACAGCGGGAACAGCTACTATCGATGGCACTGCAATTACTTCAGGAATTTTTGCAGATTCAGACAACAGCGTTCAAAATGTAACCAGTAACACTTCAGGTCCAACAAGTACATTTAATGATTCTGGTAATGGCGCAGCAGGAGATTTAACAGGCACTGGAAACTGTGGTGGGGATAACTGTAGTATCGCTGGTTTTGATGGTGGTGATTCTTATTCGGGTAATATATCTGGAGGTTCAGGATCTCCAATAGGTGGTTCAAGTACTGCAGGAACTAGAGGTTCTGGTGGTGGAGGTGGAGCGCATCCAACTACTAATGGATCTGCAGGTGGTGATGGTGAAATTAAATATAGATTTTTACAAGTAATCTAGTATACTAATTAAAAAGAAAGAATTATGAGCAACATTACTAAATGGTTTGGTTATCCAATATTTATAACTAAATTAAA